GCATTTCTTAGACTCAACTGATTCAGATTGGCTTCTGATGATTGACTCAGATGAGCAGCTTGATGTCTTAACTTTTGACAAGTTGTGCGAAACTGCACACGATAAAGAACGACCTGTTGTTGCAGGTTTAGTTTTCGCAGGCTTCGGCGTGGTAGGCAAGCCTTATCCGAAACCGGTGCCAGCGATATTTCAAGATTCACCTGATGGATTTTTACCGCTTTACAAATACGACAAGAACGCAGTTTTTGAAATCGATGCCGCAGGCACAGGTTGCTTGATGGTTCACAGGAGCGTTCTTGAAGCAATGCGCGAAGCAGCAGACCCAAATCAAGGCAAGGATTGGTGTTGGTTTTGGGATGGCCCTGTTAAGGGCGAATGGATTGGCGAAGACTTGCTCTTCTGCCGCCGAATCAAATCGCTAGGTTTTCCAATCTATGTGAACACCGGAGCGATTTTGCCACACTCCAAGTCTTATTGGCTCAAGGAAGAACACCACGAATTATGGCGAGATTAAAGCGCAAAGAAACGGCACTAGCTCTGCCTAAGTTAGAACGAGCAATTCAAACAACACCAAAGAAGAGGAAATCTAGTGGCAATCACCAACGGCTACGCGACTCTCGCGGAACTAAAGTCATCGCTGACAATAACTGACACAAGCGATGATGCTTTGCTTGAACTTTCAATAACTGCCACAAGCAGAATGATTGATGACTTTACAGGTCGCTTCTTCTATGCAAATGGAACTGTCGGAACACCTGTTGTTAGATATTACACAGCCCTTGATCCTTGGAGCCTTGCAGTAGATGATTTCGTGTCAATATCCGAAATCGCAACCGATGACAACTTCAATCAAACTTATTCAACTGTTTGGGCGACTTCTGACTTTATGGTTGAGCCTATCAATAACCCTCGGCGCGGTTGGCCTTACACAAGAATCTTGGCAAAAGGTCGTTATGTTTGGCCTTACTATCTGCCTCAATCCTGTCGAGTGACAGGCGTTTGGGGTTGGTCTGCGGTTCCTTCAGAAGTTAATCAGGCTTGTTTAATTCAAAGCTCTCGGCTTTTCATTCGTAAGCAGTCGCCATTTGGAATCGCAGGAACTCCTGAACTTGGCACTGTAAGACTTTCATCCCGTCTTGACCCTGATGTCGAGGCTCTACTTCGACCAATTAAAAGAAACAATGGTTTGGCAGTATGAATCCAAGCCAAGTTCGTGATGGTCTTAAAACTAATCTTCAAACTATTTCAGGACTCAGAGTCTATGACTTAATCCCTGACACAGTGACACCGCCTGCCGCAGTTGTAGGCCAACTAGATTTCACATTCGACATCGACAACGCTCGTGGCTTAGACCAAGCGCAAGTCGATGTTCTTGTGATTGTGCAACGCTTTTCAGAACGCTCAGGACAAGACAAGTTGGATGCCTTCCTTGCAGGAAGTGGCACTGGCTCTATCAAGACCGCGCTAGAAAGTGATCGCACTTTGTCGGGAGCAGTGAACACTCTGCGTGTCACAGGAGCCGAAGCAGGCACCTATGACTCACAAGGAGTCACATTTCTCTCATACCGATACAGACTCACGATTTGGGGATAGGAGAACCTAATGGCTTACAAGGTCATCTCAGGCCGCGAGGTCTGTGGAAAAAAACAAGGTGAGATTCTTACCTTGAAAGAGCTAGAAAATGCAGGCGCAAACATTGATGCTCTCATTGCAAGCGGCCACATTCAAGCAAGTCAAGCAAGTCAACCAACCATCAAACCAGCACTATCAGAAGGAGCCAAAAACTAATGGCACGCATCGTTCTTACAAATGCCCTAGTCACAGTCAACGCAGTTGATTTGTCTGATTATGTGGCATCAGTGACACTTAACTCATCCATCGATGTAGTTGAAACAACAGCATTTTCAAGCACCGCAGCTCGCACACGCATCGGCGGTCTTGCAGACAATTCAATCAGTCTTGAATTTCACCAAGACTATGCTTCAGGAGAAGTTGAAGCAACAATTTATCCACTACTCGGAACAGTGACCACTGTCACTGTCAAGCCTGTAAATACCGCAACAAGCGCAAGCAATCCTCTCTATACAGCAAGCGCACTTGTTTCAGAGTGGACACCACTTAACGGAGCAGTTGGAGAACTTGCAACTGCATCTGTCACTTGGCCAGTTAGCGGCGCAATCGTAAAGACAACTGCATAATATGGCACGACTTGTTCTCACTAATGCCTATGTGACTTTCGCATCCACCGACTTGTCGGATCATATTGCGAGCGTGTCACTGAACACCACCTTTGACATCGTTGAAACAACGGCGTTTGGTGACACGGCAAAAAAGAGAGTGGCCGGACTTGCAGATAACTCTGTAAGTTTCGAGTTCCACCAGGACTACGCTTCAGGCTCGGTTGAATCAACGATTTATCCGTTGCTTGGAACCGCAGTCGCTTGTGAGGTCAGACCTGTCAACACAACAGTTAGCGCAACAAATCCAAAATACAACTTCTCAGTTCTAATCTCTGAATGGACACCTCTTAATGGTGCTGTTGGAGAATTAGCAACTGCGAGTGTGACTTGGCCTATTTCGGGCGCAATCACAAAATCAACATCTTAAATCAATTAGGGGGAAACAAATGGATGGCTTAAAAATCCGTGTTCGCACTACCGATGGAACCGATGCGACTTATTCGCTTCGACCAAGAGTGATTGTGGAGTTTGAGCAGAAGTATCAAAAGGGCTTAGCAAAACTTATTGCCGAAGAGCAGAAATTAGAGCATATCTACTTCCTGGCTTGGTCAGCGATGAAGCACAATGGTCGCGTTGTTAAACCTTTTGGCCCTGACTTCTTAGACACTCTTGAAGAAGTGACCTTGGTGACAGACCCTTCTTCCGAATCCACAGAGATAGCCTGACCTATCAAATAGCAGCTCTCTCTGTGGAGTCTGGAATTTCGCCGGTGGCATTACTTGATGCCCCTGACGGAGTGTTGGAAGCAATTTTCGTTTATGTGAAAGAACGAGCAAAGGCGCGAAACAAATGAGATTGACTCAATATACTATGGAACTCCAAGGCATTGACTCAACCATTGCTGCACTTGAGCGTTTCGCGCCTGATCTTAAAAGGGAACTAGACAAAGAAGTCAAAGGTGTAGTTTCCACAATAGTTCAAGAAGCCCGCGATTATCTGCCTTTTGACATTCGACCTTCAGGTTGGGCAAGACAAATGAAATTTTCAGGTTTCATTGGCCCGCTTGAAAAAGGTCAAAGTCAAACCTCATCTTTTGTGACTTATGATGTAGCCAAGGCAAAGGCAGGCATTAAATCTATTTCTCCTACCTCACGCCGAAGCACAACAGGATTTCGCAATGCTTATGGAGTTATTCAGCGCGACAAAGCAGGAGCAATTTTTGAAACCGCAGGTCGTGGAAGTGCTGCATCAAGGGCTAGAACTCGCGCTTCTAATTCAACAAATCCAAGAGCATCAGAACAGTTTATTCAGACAGTGGAAAAATACTATGGTGTCTTGCCTACTGCTCATCACACAGGCAATGACAAAGGTCGAGCTTTGATAAAAGCAACGGACAACAACCGCAAGAACGCACAAGGTAAAATCTTCAGTGCTATTAAAAGCGCGGAGTCCAAGGCTCAAGCACGAATGGATGCAAATTTAAGCAAGAGAGAAGGTTGACAGATGGCAATTTTTGAACGCATTGTCACTGTCTATAATGACAAAGGCTCAAAGCAAGCTGTCAAAGACCTCAATAAATTAGAAAAGAATTTTGCTGATGCTGGCAAGAAGATTGCCAAGGCGTTTGCGGTGGCAACCGCAGCAGCAGGTGCCTTAGCCATAAAGATTGGCAAGGATGCTGTTCAAGCCGCAATGGAAGATCAGAAGAGTCAAGTCCTTCTTGCCAATGCTCTTCGCAATACTGTTGGCGCAAGTAATGAAGCCATAGCAGCTTCAGAAAGCTACATAACATCTTTACAAAATCAACTTGGCATTGCCGATGATGAACTTCGCCCTGCCTTGGCAGTTTTGGCGACCGCCAGTGGCGATTTAGCTCAGGCACAAACTCTTCTCGGACTCTCCCTTGATGTAGCCGCAGGATCAGGCAAGAGCCTTTCAACAATTACCTCAGCTCTCGCCAAGGCTCAAAATGGCAACTTCACTGCGCTTCAAAGATTATTCCCTGCCCTCGATAGAAACGCAATTGCAAGCGGCGACTTGGTTGCACTCACTCAACAACTTGCTGACTTATATGGTGGCGCAGCGCAGGAAAATGCCAACACCTTTGCTGGTCAAATGCAAATTCTCAAATTAAGATTTGGTGAGATTTTAGAAACTATTGGTTATCGCTTTTTGCCAATTTTGGAAAACCTTGTTCAAGTCATAAATGAACAAGTCGTTCCTGCAATAGATGCTTGGCTTGAAGCTAATGGACAAAAACTAGCAAATGTTTTTGAAAATGCTGTTGGGTATATTGTTGCATTCGCTCAAAGCCTTTTTGATGCCTTCAATTTTGTTGCCAGAAATATCAATGTTTTCAAACAATTAGGTGCAGTGATAATTGCAACCTTTGCCGGTGCAAAAGTCGCGGCTGCGGTCAGTGCAATAATTGGGGCAATAAAAGCAATTATCACTGTGACAAAAGCTCTACGAACAGCAACTTTAGGTGCAGCAGCAGCTCAATCTTTATTGACTGGCGGTATTTCTGCTGCTGCTGGTGCTACTGCTTTTGCTGCTGCCTTGTATGGCATAAATAAAGCAATGGATAAGTTTGGCGACAGCGCCGACAAAACATCCGACAAATTAGATTTTGATTTCAAAGGCTTAAAACTTGGGGCTAATGACTACACCAAGGGCCTTGAAAAACTGACTGTTTCTCAAACCAAAAATACAGCAGCCACAAAAAAAGCAACAGCAGCCGCCGCCTTAGAACTTGCAACAAAGAAAGGTTTGGCGGCCCTTGCTAAATTAGGTGTTAAGCCAACCACCGAAAAAGACCCAATTCAACTTGAGGCTGCTCGTCTAAATCTTCTCAAGCAATCAAACCTTGAAGAAGCAGCAAGAGTCAATGCGCTGATTGCCAATATGGAAGCGCAGATGAAACTCAATGAGGCTGCTCAACGCTACACCGATCTCTTGCAAGTTCTCTCTGATGCAGTAATCAGTGATGAAGAAGTTTCTGTTCTTGCTCAAAAGTGGAACATTACAAAGGGCGAAGTTCTTGAATACATCGCCCGAATCTATGCTGCCAACTCAACAGACCTAAATGACGGCCCAATTGTCAACCTGCTAATGAAGTGGGGTCTGACAAAAGAAGAAGCCGAAAAGTATGTAGATTTCACCCGCGCCCTAAAAGATGAAAAGATTGACGACTCAGAAATTGAGAAATTGATGGGCAAATGGGGAATGACCCGAGCTGAAGTTCTTGCTTATGGCAAAACAGTTCAAGATGGAACTGCGCTACAAGCCGCACTCTCAAAGGGTTGGGCATATCCAGGAGATGAAGCTGCCGATGCTTGGAAGCGCGCTCTTGCAGCTCTAAACGCCTATCTCGCGGCTTTGAATACCGGCAAGCCACAAGGCATTCCATCAGGCACTCCAACAGGAACTCCAACGGGAACGCCAACAGGAACGCCATCGGCAGTGCCTAACGCAGTGATTCCAAATCCTTTCAACCCTTCTTCTGCTCCTGTTTCAACGGGCGCTGTTAAAGAACAAATTGACACTTTAACTGCCTTGCGCGAAAGCACTGAAAGTGGCACGGCAATTAGTTTCTTACTCAAAGAACAAATTGACACTCTTTCCGACTCAATTAGCACATTGGGGCTTGGCGCTCTTAGCGATGAGCGGGCAAGGATGCAAGCAATGGGGATGTTTGATGGCCCTGGCATCAGCGCAGGTTCGACCTTTGACCCTGGCTCTTTCCGTATGGCAGACAATGCTGGAATGACTATCAATATGACAGTGCAAGGCAATGTGCAGACAGAACAAGATTTGGCAGATGCTATCCGTCAGCGCATCTTGCTTGAGCAGGCAAGCGGTAAGCCAATCCTCTTTGTTGGCGGTCTGTAATGCCAGGAACACCCGTTCTTGGAGTCAGCATTGACTTCGCAAATGGCCCTGCCTTTGGCAACCCGCTTCTACTTGACGATCCTTCAACCCCCCTTGGCGTGGGCATCTTGGCAGATGCACCGGCAGATGTCGTTGATGTAAGTGACATCGCCCTTCGCGTTTCCATCCGCCGAGGCCGAAATCGAGTTCTTAATAGCTTTGAAGCAGGCACCGCCAGTGTCGTCTTAGAAGACGAGAATGGTGACTATAACCCTCAGAATGTTTCGGGGCCTTACTATGGCAAACTCTTGCCCCTTCGCAAGATTCGCATTTGGGCAGATTATGATGATGGCTCAGGTCTTGACCGCTACTATCTCTATTCAGGCTACATCACAAGTTTTGACAATACATTCAGGCTTGGCAATGATGAAGTTTCAACTGTGACTTTTCAATGTGTCGATGCTTTTCGTCTTTTACAAAATGTCAACATCACGACTGTTGCGGGTTCATCCGCCGGTCAAACCACGGGGGCGCGCATTGAGAACTTGCTCGATATTGCAAGTTTCCCTGTAAGTCAAAGACTGATTGATGTAGGCGATACGCTAGTGCAAGCCGACCCTGGCACAAATCGCACCTTGCTTGGAGCCTGTCAGACAATAGAGCAAAGCGAACTTGGTGGCTTCTTTATTGATGACGAAGGCAACGCAGTATTTCTATCAAGAACCACAGTTTCAGAAAAGGCTGATGAAACGCCTTTATTGTTCAATGATGATGGCACAAATATCTCCTATCAAAGCATTGACTTTGCCTACGATGACACACAGATTTTCAACGATATAACTGTCACCCGCCTTGGCGGAGTTGCCCAAAATGTTCAATCAACTAGCTCGATAGAAACATTCTTCATTCACTCAGGATCGCGCTCTGACCTTCTAATGCAGACCGATGCCGAGGCCTTAGACCAAGCTTCAATGCTTCTAAATGCCCGCGAAAATGCCCTGCTTCGCATTGATTCCATTGGCTTAAATCTTATGGATTCGACTGCCTCAAATCGCATTGTGGCAGGCCTTGAATCAGATTTGTTCACCCTGATAAATGTCACCAAGACAGGTCAGGCATCCTCAACCTTTACCCTTGAGTTATTCGTTCAAGGTATTCAGCACGACATCACGCCGAACACTTGGACAACACGCTTCCTCACCGCAGAGCCTATAATTCAGGCATTCATCTTGGATTCCACAATTCAAGGTCTGCTTGATGGAACTGTGGGAGTTCTTTCATACTAAGGAGAAGAAATGGCTAAACAAACCTTCACGACCGGTCAGGTCTTGACGGCAGCGCAAATGACATCATTGCAACAGACTGCAATGCTTGGTGGCGATGCAAGTGCAAAGGTTGCCTCTTATGTTCTAGTGGCTGCCGATGCCGGCACTGCTATATCAATGAGCAATGGCAGCGCAACAACAATCACTGTGAATACAGGATTGTTTGCAGCAGGTGACATTGTCACAATAATCAATTTAGGCGCAGGCGTTTGCACAATCACCGCAGGAACCGCAACTGTCACAACATCAGGATCACTTGCTCTTGCTCAGAATCAAGGTGGCGTTCTTCGCTTCACTAGCGCAAGCGCAGCTATCTTCTTCCAATTCGCAACACCTGCTTCGGGCGACATCGAAGGCATAGTCACAGGCACGGACTCAGGCTTATCAGGGGGCGCGACAAGTGGAACTGTGACCCTTAGACAGAAACTAGAATTTGATGCCGAAACAGGCACGACCTACACGCTTGTCGCAGGAAACTTAAATCAGTTAGTGACCCTTAACAACGCTTCAGCAATTACCTTGACAGTTCCGCCATCTGTTTTTAGCGCAGGTGATGTGATAAATATAGCTCAGATTGGCGCAGGTCAGGTCACCCTTGCTCAAGGAGCAGGAGTCACAATCACATCGACAGGAGCAACCTCAAGCGCACCTAAACTACGCGCTAACAAATCTGCTGCCTCTATTATCTGCACCGCTTCAAATACATTTTTGGTCGTAGGAGATATTGCTTAATGAATATCTTGGGCATTATCGCCAGTTCTATCTCAGGTAATTTAGATGCTGGCGACTTTGAGTCTATTGCTACTGTGAGCGTTGGTAGCGGTGGGGCTGCAAGCGCAGAATTTACTTCTATTCCTGCAACTTATAGTCATTTACAACTACGTGTTTTATCTAGAAGTAGTCGTAGCGATGGCGGCGATTACCTAAAAACTCAATTTAATTCAGATACAGGCTCTAATTATTCTTGGCACAGATTAACAGGTGATGGCAGCACAGTAGAGGCTGCTGCTGGAGCAAGTGCTAGTCAGATTATTTTACAAAGAATGGCTAGTGACTATTTGAGTGCTAGTATTTTTAGTTTGCATATCATAGATATTTTAGACTATGCTAATACTAATAAATATAAAACAGTTAGATGTTTAGCAGGTGTAGATAATAATAGTACTGATGGCAGAGTAGATTTTTCTTCTGGTAATTGGCGAAATACTAATGCGATTACAAGCATCCAATTAGGAATGTCCACCGCTACTAACTTCAAGCAATACTCCCAATTCGCCCTCTACGGAATACGGAGCGCATAATGCCTATAACTTATGAACCGATAGCCACGACAACATTTACAAGTGCCACAAATTTAGAATTTACTTCTATACCAGGAACCTACACAGACCTCTATATTGTTTTTGATGCAATAGGTTCAAGCGTTACAAACCTAGCGTTGCAGTTTAACAGCGATACAGCGTCAAACTATTCTTACACCTATATTTTAGGCGATGGTTCGTCTGCTTCTAGTGCCAGGTTATCATCTCAGACTTCTGGTTACTTAACTGCTATTTATGATGCGAGAACAATTTGTAATATAAACATACAAAATTATTCTAATGCTACTACCTACAAAACATACTTGGCTAGGCTTCAATCTGTTGCTTATCAAACTTCAGCAAGTGTGGGTTTATGGCGTTCTACTTCAGCAATAACTTCAGTTAAAATTCTCAAAATCACTAGTGGGAATATGACTGGAAATGCAACCCTCTATGGAATTAAGGCGGCATAATGGCTAACACATATGAGGCAATAGCCACTGTAACTGTAACTGGCGCAACGGCGGCTAATATGGAATTCACCAGCATCCCTGCTACTTATACTGATTTGTTAATTTTAAGTAGTGTGCGTTTTGATATATCGGGTGATAATGGTTTTTATTTTCAGTTCAATAATGATACTGGAAATAACTACGCTCGTCTTTATTTATATGGCGATGGTTCATCTACATCAAGTCTCGCTGCAACTTCGCAGGCTAGAGTGCCAATAGGAATCGGCGCTCGCTCTACTGCTACGGCTTCTACCTTTAGTAATTCTTCTGGTTATATCCCAAACTATACTGGCTCAAATTACAAATCGGTTTTAGTAGATGCTGTAAATGAAAATAACGCTACTGCGGCAGATGCAATGTTTTGGGCTAGTATTTGGAATAGTAGTAGTGCAATAACATCTATAAAATTATTTCCAAGTTCAGGCAATATAGTTCAATACTCAACCGCCACCTTATACGGCATAAAGAACTCATAGGAAAGGAAAACAAATGACCCATAAACTCGTAGTGGACTGCTCAACAGGAGTAACCACAGAGGTAGAACTAACTGCCGAAGAAGTTGCTCAGCGCGAGGCAGATGCAGTTGCCTTTGCAGAAATCAAGGCAGCAGAGGAAGCAGCAGCACAGGTCAAGGCAGATGCTAAGGCAAGCGCCGAGGCTAAACTTGCAGCACTCGGTCTAACCGCAGACGAGATCGCAGCACTTAACTAGGTGATTTCAGACATCTTTCCGATCACTCGCACCATTGATGACCAAATAGACGATTTTGAAAACATTGGGGTCTTACTGAAGGAGAAAAATGGCTTCAAGCAAGCAACTCACTGTCAATTCAACTGCTCAAATTCTAGTTGAGAGCTATGGCGAAAATCGTCTTGTCAGATTGCACAACGCAGGTACACATCCTTGCTTTCTCGGTGGAAGTGATGTCAGCTCTACCAATGGATTCAATTTTGACAAAGACACCACAGTTGATTTGAGTGTTCCGCCTAAAAGTGTAATCTATGCGGCGACAGCATCACCACACACGACCACAGTTTCCGTTTTTTACTTGGTGCCATAAGATGAATCCAAACGATTGGGCAGGCTTTTTCGTTGCTCTCATCTCTATCTTCGGATCAATAGCCTTTGGCATCAAATGGCTTGTCAAGCATTACCTCAATGAACTAAAGCCCAACAGTGGCTCAAGCCTAAAAGACTCGGTTGACAGATTGGAACGCCAAGTTGAAGAGATATATCGCATCCTTCTTTCTAGCCGTAAGTCTTAGCGGTTGTGGTTACGATGGATGGGTCAGATACCCGTGCCAAGATTTCAAAAACTGGCAAAACCCTGAATGCAACCCGCCACAATGCGAAGCAACAGGAACCTGCACAAAAGACCTCATCCCCGAAGATGTCACGCCATAAAAGACTAACTCCTGAAGAGTTACACGCTCGCCTCATTGTCACCATTGGAGTCATCTTGGCTCTAGTCTTTGCAATGAGTGTTTTTGCCTTATTGTGGGCGCTGGTCTTTGTGACACAACCTATGAAGCAAGCGCCAAATGATGCTGCCTTCATAGATTTAGTTTCAACGCTTACTGTTTTTCTGACAGGATCATTGGCAGGAGTGTTGGCAGGCAATGGGCTAAAATCCAAGCAACAACCAAAGATTGAATCGGGAGAATAAATGTGCCAAGCAGATAAATTTATCGCCACCGCCGTTGGAGAAATTGACTACATTGAAGGCCCTGCTGATAATGAAACAAAGTATCAGAAGGCGAATCAGCCTTGGTGCGGTGCCTTCGTCAATTGGTGTGCCAAGCAAGTTGGCTTGAAGATTCCTGATTGCACCTACACACCGGCAGGGGCAAAGGCGTTCGCCGAGGCGAAGCGTTGGCAATTAGTTGCCGAGGCCGAGCCACTTCCTGGTGACCTTGCTTTCTTTGACTTTCCTGCCGATGGCATTGACCGCATCTCCCACATCGGTATCGTTGAAGAGGTCAAAGCCAATGGCACTGTCATCGTCATCGAAGGCAACACTTCACCTGATGTCAAAGGCGATCAACGCAATGGTGGTCAGGTATGTCGTAAGATTCGCGCTTACAAAGTTAAAAATCGGGGGAAAGTCCTTCCATCTCTGCCGGTGTTCATAGTGGGCTTCGGCAGACCTAAGTTCAAGGAGTGCAAATGCTCGACAAAGAAAAACTCATCGCAGTTGGTAGCACCTACGCAAGAGCAGGAGCAGCCTCAGTCGCAGCTCTCTATCTCGCTGACCCGTCACGCCCTTTGAAAGATTATGTTGCCTGCTTTGTTGCAGCATTCCTTGGCCCGATATTAAAGGCCATAGACCCAAAGGCAACAGAGTTTGGGCGCGGTAGTAAGTAAGAAAATGAAATCGGGGAAGATTTTGGATGAGGCTAAACGCCTCACCGCAACGGATCGCCAAGATATTTATGGCGACCCATACATCAATCACAAGCGCATCGCCGACCTGTGGAGTGTTTATCTTGAAAAAGAGATAAGTGCTTCACAGGTCGCTTTGTGTTTATGTCTTGTCAAAATTGCTCGTTTGATTCAGACACCTGACCACGAAGATAGCATCATCGACTTGGCGGCTTACACCGCTATTTATGGGGAAATCAATGATAGTGAAAAATAATCTAGTGCTTGTGCCAACAAGAGGCAGGCCAAAGAATGCAGTTGAAGTTCTGCAAGCACACAGGCAGTTCTCTTGTCGCTCTGACCTGCTCTTCGTTGTGGACAAAGATGATGAGGAACTAATAAATTATCGCACCGCAGTCGGTGTCGAATACATCTTGGAGATTGAAAACACCACAAGGGGAATGGCCTATCCTGTCAATATCGCTGCCAAGAAGTATGCCAATGAATACGAGTTTTTTACCTTCATTGGCGATGACCATAGATTCAGAACACCTGATTGGGATATTGCATTGAGTAAAGCCATAGGCACCGCCCCTGGCTTGGCTTATGGCAATGACCTGCTCCAAGGCCAAAATCTGCCAACTGCCGTGATGATGTCCAATGCCATCGTCAGCGCCCTCGGCGGGATGGTGCCACCGAAACTTCGCCACTTATACCTAGACAACTTTTGGAAGAAGTTAGGTGAAGACCTTGGCAACCTTGTTTATCTGCCTCAAGTCATCATCGAGCATTGCCATCCACTAGCAGGCAAAGCCGAGTGGGATGAGGGCTATCGCACTGTCAATGCTCGTGAGGTTTATTCATTGGATGCCTTGGCCTATGACTTCTACATCAAGAGCGAGGACTATCAAGTCCTCCTGCGAGATTTATTGAAATGAAAGCAATTGCCTTTTCCTTATATGGC